AAGAGCAAACAACTTCACTAATTTATCTTTCATGATTTTTTCCTTTCTTTTTTGAGATAATGACAAGGGTTCCATTCCTTTTAAAAACGGTCTGTTTGTCAAAGCCGCTGCGCCAATTGTTCAAGATACCTCGGAGAAAACAGCTCAAACGGGCAGCTTTCAGGAGTTTTCTTTTGTAACTATTGCAAAACGAAAACCGAAGTGCGATAATTAACGCATAAGATCCTACAGGCTGCGCGCCTTTAACTCATTAAACGGGGAAGCGTAGCTGCATGAAGTTTAAAAAGTACAATTTAAGTTTTCAAAACCTTACCCTTGCGGAAGGTTCAAGCTCATCCGAAATTCAGCTTTTTAAATACGGTCAGTTCGAACATTGGTCAGGAACTAAATTCGATGTGAATCAAGAATTCTGCGAAACAATGATCCGGAATTTCCGGAGAGTTCAAGCCGAATCCAAAGACAAAGACCACACTTGCCCGATTGATTACAATCACGCCTCGCTGTCTTATGGCGCAGAAGATGCCAAAGCTGCAGGCTGGGTCACCGACGTTTACATGAAAGAAGACGGCTTATACGCAAAAGTTAATTGGACTCCGAAGGCAGCGGAATACATCCGCAATGGGGAGTACAAATATATCTCTCCTGAATTCGGAATAGACCAAGACGATGAGTACGGTGAAGAAGTCGAAGGACCTTCATTGTTCGCAGCGGCTTTGACAAACAGACCGTTTTTAAAAGGAATGGAACCCTTGTCATTATCTCAAAAAAGAAAGGAAAAAATCATGAAAGATAAATTAGTGAAGTTGTTTGCTCTTCCTGAAACCGGAGGAGATGAAGAAATCGTGGCATGTGCTGAGAAGCAAGTGTCTTTGGTCGGTGAAATCAGCTCGACGCTCGAGTGCAAGTCGGAGGAAATCGTATCAAAACTAAGTTCTCTAAAAGCTACCGTGGTGAAATTGTCGGAAGAAAAAGAGCTCGCAACCAAAGAAGTGGAGACCTTAAAAGCCGAAACACTTTCAAAAGAAATCGAATCAATCCTTTTGAGTGCTGTGAACGAAGGCAAACTAAGCCCAGCCGACAAAGAAAAAGCAAGAGCGTTTTGCTTATCAGTCGAGAAAGCAAAAGAATTTGTTTCTATCTTGAAAGTTCAATTTTCAACAGCCCCAGCAGGTAAAGAAGGCGAAAACAAAGAGTCTTCTCCTGCGTCTTTGCATGACGAAGCAATCAAATGCGCGGCAGCAAAAGGAATCAGCTACGAACTTGCTTTGAAGGAAGTTGCGAAAGCAAATCCTGACATGGCTAGACAACACGTAGAAAATGTACCGTCTTACAATTAATTTAAGGAGGAAATGAAATGTTAACAAACTCAGTAATACATAAATCTTTTGAAGCTGGAGCGGATTTATCTGCAAGCCAGTACAAAGCAGTCAAGCTTAACTCGGCAGGAAAGGTTGTCGCCATTGCGGCCGCAACTGACACTGTTATCGGTGTGCTTGCTGATACCCCGACACTTGGCCAAGCCGCTTTGGTTATCAACGCTGGCTTTACCCGCTGCAAACTTTCAGGAACGGTAGCCGCAGGTGATTACTTGAAGATTGATGCTGACGGCGATTTTGTCGTGGCTGCTTCAGGTGAGTTGGCCCACGCAATTGCGCTTGAAGCTGGTGCTACAGGTGACTTTTGTCAGGCTGTTTTAACAACTGTAACGCTTGCTTAATTAAGCTGAATTGAAAGGAGAAAATTAAATGAACCCAACAAGAAATCAGGTACACGTAGACGTACCTTTAACCCAAGTCTCGATAGCGGCCATGAATGGCGGCGAAAACTTTATCGCTGAAAAGGTATTTCCTAGAATCCCAGTGAAAAAACAAAGCGACAAATACTTTGAGCATGTCAGTGCTGACTTGTTCCGAGTTGAAGCTGAGTTGCGCGCACCCGGATCCGAAGTTAAACTCAAAAACTACAAAGTGACGACTGGCACATACAACGCCGAGAAGTACGCTTTGGGCATCATCGTTCCTGACGAAATTCAAGACAACGCTGATACACCTTTGGCTCCTTTGTCGGACGCTGCAAAAATCCTTTCACATGACATGCTCATGTTTAAAGAATTGCAGTGCGCAAATGAACAGCTTGTCACAGGCGTTTGGACAAACCAAGCGACATTGGCAGGTGCTACTCAGTGGAGTGACCCAACCAGTGATCCTATCGCTGCTATCGACACAGCAAAAGCTGCAATCCAAGTTAAAACAGGCATCAATCCTGAAATGTTAACTTTGACCATCAGCTATGCCGTGTTCCAAGCATTGCGACGTCACCCTAAAATTGTAGCGGTATACGGCGGTGGAAACCCAGCATACAAATACGCTTCAGTTGAAGATCTAAAGGTGATCTTGGGCTTGAAAGCCATTTTGGTATCGTACGCCGTTTCAAACAGCGCAAACGAAAACGCAACAAGCGTTATGGCAAGCACAGTGGGCAAGGTAGCCTTGTTGTCCTACGTTCCAGACGCACCTGGAATCATGGTTCAATCAGCTGGTTACTTCTTTGACCAAATGTTGTCTCAAATCAAACGTTACAGAGTTGAGCCGAAGTCTTCCGACATCGTAGAAATCAATTCTTGCTTTGATTTCAAGAAAACGATGCCTGATGCTGGTTATTTATTCTTGAACGCGGTGGCCTAACTATGAGTCGTGGAAAAAAGAAAGTACAAGTCCACGTACAAAGTGAAGTTGCATCCAAAGAGGAAACGGGAGTTGCTCAAACAGCTCCCGTAAGCTCTAAAGGTTCAAAAGAATTTTTAGTCCGTGGTTATGTTTTGCGAAAGTTTAAAGGCCCAGCTTCAAGCACGCTTAAAACGGTCGCAGTTCCTTTTAACCAATCTGTTTGCGTAGGCGGTAAAACCTATTCAAGCAATGAAGTGTTCAAAGCTGATGAAAATCATCCTGACGTTCAATACATGCTTCAAGAAGGCCTGATTGAGCTTAAAGGAGCAAAGCAAACGCCTGTAGTGCCTAAAATTCAAGGTGCAAAAGGTTTTAGCGATGTGAAATTAGCCACTAGCTTTGATTATTTGAAAGATTCAAAAGTATACGGAGAAGTTTAAATGAGCGTAGGGATACAAATACCGACAAATGCATATTGCGACTTGCGGGACGTTGTAACCCTACTACCTCACCGCAAATTTGAATCGGGCACAAATCCAAGTGTCGATCAATGCAATGAAATCATTCAAAGCATTGCGGCGCATATCAATTCAGTTCTTCGTGGTGCGGGTTACCCGACGCCTATCACTGAGCTTGTAGATATTCAGTTACTCAAACATTACAACGCCAAAGGTGCGGCGTATCTCATTGAGGCAATCATTGTTCGTGAATTAGGCAATGATTCGCAGCTCATCCCAGTTTTCAAAGATGATTACGATTTGTTTTTAAAGAACTTAGGAGACAAAAGCATTGGCCTTGTCACACCTATTCCCGATACAGGAGCCACTCCCGACGGTTACGCAACCACTCAATACGGAATGTCTAGCGAACCTATTATGGTTTTGCGCACGTCCGATTGGAGAAACAAGTTTTGATCTCGATTCAAATAGATTTTGGCGGGGATTTAGAAATTGAACGTCAAATAGGATTCAAGCTTTCCGCTGTTAAAGATTTAACGCCAGCTTGGAAAACATGTCAGGCGTTTTTAGAAAATTATCAAAAGAAAGTATTCGACACAGGGGGAGTGGGTGGCGGTTTCTCTTATCAACGTAGAAAGGCAAGCGAGACCTTAGAACCTTGGAAAGAGCTAGCCGAAAGCACAAAAAGGCGCAAGCAAGCCAAAGGTCAACCTTTAACGCCTTTGATTGCCACAGGCCGAATGCGTCGCGCTTTTGTCGAGCAAGACTCTTCACCTGATTCAATCATTCAAATCAGACCTCTTGAGTTTATCTATGGCGTAAACGAAGGCCCCGACGGTGTGTTTTACGGTAAGTTTCACCAACAAGGCGGCCCGAGATTGCCTAAACGTCCTGTGTTAAGAATCACAGAAAACGTTCGTCAAATTATAGGTGACATTATTCAAGGACATATAGTTAAAAGCGGCCAAGCTAGACGAGATATTTTGTTCAGTGATGATCCTAGATATTCGGCAGGTAGACCATGATTGAACGCATACTTTTTTCGATGAAACATAAACTCAGCGTGTATCTTAACGATGAGCTTGTGCGCCAGCAAGGCCAATACAATGACGGCATTGTCTTAGACAAAGTTAAAGAAATCGGTTTAGGCTCGGGTGAACAGCCCGGAGAAAAAGGCTTCCCGTTTATCTCGTTAATTCCCGAAAGCCTTGCGCAGGTTGTTTATTCCAACCACGTCAAAGACCAAGAGTTTAACGTAAGCGTAGGAATCATTGTTGATGACCTCAACGCGGCAACCGCTGAACGTAAGCTGTGGCGCATGATGCGCGCGGTTGAAAACGTTTTAGAGACGCGTTTGATCGATAATGATCCTGTGATTTTTTACCAAACCGACACCATGAATTTTAACGCCTCACTTTTTCGTGCAGGAGACGAGCAAAACAAGATCAAAGTTGGTATTGTTTCAGTCACGGTGAAGGCGAGAAGTGATATGCGCCGCAATGCTTTGAATGATTTCATTGCATTGATCGACACTTGGATTTGTGCCCGATTCAAATTTGCGGTGAGGTAGTAGGGTTACAACGTCCCGCAAGT